AGCGAGAACGTCAAGAACCACTGGCACATCTGCTCCATGCCGGATCCCCAGGCCGTGGCGCTCTGGGTGTGCCCGATCATCACGGGAGGCATGTCGAACCAGCGACATATCTGCTCCACGTTGAATCCGCGCGTGGCCAGCAGCTGGGCGTCTTCCGGCGGGATGCTGAGCGTGTCCAGCTTCCAGCCTCCTTCGATCAACGGCACCTTGCCGCTGTTCATCGCGCCCTCGTACTCGCGCATCCTGTCTTCGGCCCGCGCCCGCTGCTCCTTGTTCAGAAACGTGGGCGAGGTCAGGATCATGGAAGGCCGCATCCCGTTCTTGAAGAACGCGGCCGACGACCGTTCGGCAGCCATGGCGGCGCCCAGCGAGTTGCGGCCCTGGGCGACAGGCGAGATGCCCACGAGGCCGTCCAAGCTGAAACCCTTGATGTGCAGGATTTCGTCCTCGCCGAGCGTCGCCCGGAAGCCCTGGAAGGCATAGGTGTATTGCAGCGAGCCGTCCGACAACCTGGTGACCGACATGCGGTCCGGCCGCATGGGCGTCAGCGAGATGATGCGTCGGCCAGCCCTGACGATCTGGGCGTAAGAATTCCCCCATAACAGCAAACATGCAACCATCGCCTCCCAAAATTCGCACGCTGTCATGTCGGCATTCGGCCTGTCATGCAGCAGTCGATAGAGCGAATGGGTCCTGTCGGGGACGCCGTAGTCATTTTTGTCGCGGGTGTAGACCAGGCACGGCAGCGTGGATACCGTCTGCGCCTTCAGCTTCACGCAGGCCCATACCGTGTCGAGGGAGAGCGCGGCGTCGATTGTGACCCGCTCGCCGGCTGTCGATTCCGTGGACCCCGCGACGAACTGGAACAGGCGCGGGTCCGCGAGCCCCAACCCCCGTGCGATGGTTGTGACGGCCTTCAGAAACAATCCCATTTCGCTATGCCAGGATGGGTCGGTTCAGGAATTCGTCCATGCCGCGCAGGTCGTCGTCTGCCATCGAGCGGCCGATCGCCATGATGAGCGCGCACATGCCGTCGATCCTGCCCCGCGCGTGGCTATGCTTCTTCGATGGCATGTAGTTCTCGTTCCTGTCGGGCACGGTGATCGACAGGCAGTGCGCCATCCAGGCCAGGACCTCATTGCCGCCGTGGTCGAGCTTCTCGCCGGCGAGCATGGCTTCCATTTCCCTCATCGGCGCGTTGTAGCTCTGCACGCCCTGCCGGAACTCGGCCATCGCGATGCCCTCGTACTGCAGGCTGGTGCTCAAATGCGCCGCGTTCCACGGGTCGAAGGCGATGGCGCCGAGCTGGGTGTAGATGCGGCAGTCCTCAGCGATGGCCGAGATGACCTCAGCGTGGTCGATGACGTCGCCGGCCGTGGCCTCAATCAGCCCTTTGTCCACCCAACGCTGGTATTGTACCCGGTCCCGATCGCTTTTCTCGGCGATCTTGTCGGCTGGAATCCAGAACCGGCACACCACGCGCCAGCGTTCTTCCTCGCCGACCGGCGGGAACAGCTTCACGAACGCCGAGAGGTCCACCTTGCTGGAGAGGTCGAGGCCGCCGTAGAAGCCGCGGCCCGCCAGGTCGGCCGGGTCGAACGGGCCGCAGGAGTTCCGGCCCCACTGCACCATGTCGATCGCCCGCGTCGCCGCGGCGGTGCGGATATTCAGCCTAAGCCGCAGGAACGAAGACAGCGCGGGAGGAGATGCGCGTGCCTTCGCCGCCTGCCGCTGCAGGTCGTCTAACCGCACCGAGACCCCGAGGTTCGGGTTGGCTTTTTTCCAGCAGGTTTCGTCGTCCCAGCGGTCTTCTTTGTCGAGGGTTGCGATGTACGCGAAGTGGCTGTCGTCTTCGACGACCCCTTCGAGGACTTTTGCTGCATAATCTGATTCCTGTGCGTAAACGCTTTCGGGATTGTCGTCTCCCGCCGTCGTAATGACCCAGAGCAGGGGCTGGCGGCGCGAGCCAAGCGCGGTGTCCATCACGTCGAGCAGCGCGCGGGACTTGTGCTTGTGCAGCTCATCAACCAGCACGACGTGCGGATTGAGCCCATCCAACGTCCTTTCATCGCTGGACAGCGGCTCGAACTTCGAGGCTGTCATGTCCACGCTCATGTTCAGCTTGAACACCGACACCAGCGCCCGAAGCTCCGGAGATACGCGGACCATTCTCTGCGCCTCTGAAAAGATGATTCGCGCCTGATCCTTTTTTGTTGCGGCGGCGTAAATTTCTGCCCCAGGTTCGTGATCGGCGACCAGGGTGTAGACGCCGATGCCGGCCAGGGCCGTAGACTTCCCATTCTTGCGGGCCACTTCTTCGTAGACGGTGCGGAAGCGCCGCAGCCCGTCCTTGCGCAGCCAGCCGAAGACGCTGCCGGTGACGAAGCACTGCCACGGCTCCAGCACGACGCGCTGGCCTCCCCATTCTCCCTTGCTGTGTCGCAAATATTGGAAGAAATTGCAGGCATACGCTGCAGTTTCGACCGAGAACTTCAGCCCGCGCTTCGGCCCGTCCTTGAGATCGCGCAGGTGACGCTCGCAAGCCAGGCGAACCAGCCGGCCCGCCACCTCTTTGCCGTCGATGACGGCGCGAGCGTAGGCGGTGACCGGGTCAGTGCGCCGGGTGCTCGGCGAGGAAGGTGTTGAGCGGGAGGCTCGGGGCACCCAGGTCCGCCTTTGCTTTCGTGGTCCTCAGTGGCGCGACGTGTCCGTTGGCGGCGCCGATCCGCGGCCGGGCGGCGGGGCTGAAGCCCAGCTCGTTGATCGCGTCCTTGATGACGCCGGCCTGACGGTTGATGATCGGCAAGTATGGCGACTGGATCGGCAGGCCGACTGTGGGGCTTTTGATGAGCAGCCCGGTCTTCGCCAGCCCGATAGTCGCCAGCCGGTGCGTGTCTTCCGCCACCACCCAGGTCACGAGGATGCTGCGGTCGATCATCTTCAGCAGGCCGGGCGGCGCGTGCTCGATGGCGTACCACCAGCCGGCCTGCTGGCTGTCCGTCAGGTGCTCGGGAGGGTCGTGCAGATTGCCTTCGGGCATCGGCTCGTTGGGGTTTGGCTTGCGGGATTTGTTCGGCCGGCCGTGGAGGTCGAACAGCACGGTCGGCGTCGGCTTTCGTCCTTGCATCAGCGTCTCCCGGTGTAATCGCCCTCGCGGGCGTGGCGCTGGTTGTGGCACTTGGGACAGCGCGTGCGCCCGTTGCTGACCAGGTCAGCCCCGCCGTCGCGCCGTTTCTCGACGTGGTCCGCGATCAGCCGGCCGCCGAAGCCGCGGTCGGGCGTCTCGCACAGGGGGTCGGTGCAGCGGAATCCGTCGCGCTTGAGCACGGCGATCCGCCACAGCTTGTAGGCCTTGGTCTGGTAGTGGGGGTCCGGCGTCAGCGGCGCACGGTTCGCCGGCCGCCATCCGGGTGGACGGTGGAGCGGTGCCCGCATAGGCATCGGCAGACCTAGATGTAGGGGTTGGCAGGGGGCCGCTCATACGAAATAGCAGCCTATAGATTTAGGCCTGTTAAGCCGTCTGGCTGTCAAGCCCAATTATTGCTCAGCAGCGCACTATTCGGGTGCTTTTTATCACGTAATTGCCGCGCAGAAGGAGCAAGCGATGACAAAGCCTGAAACGGAACCGACCGCTCCTATTCCGCACCACCAGCTACGGCCCGGCGACGTGCTGCGCTGGCAGTGCCCGACATTCCCCAAGAATGTCCACCGCTGGCGCGTGCTCTCCGTCTGCCTGGGCGGCACGGGCCAGGAGGGCTTGATCGAGATGGAAAGCCTGACGCACTCGCCAGGACATGGCGCTGAGTTCGATGTGGCGATGCCCATTGTGATCGTGCCGGAGGTGCTGGCGCGCGCCCTGGTGATCGAGGACGTGGGCGAGCAGTTCGGCATCGCGTCGGCGCGGCGAGGTGCGAAGTGACGAACCCCACCCCGGTTCCGACCGCGCCTGTCCGCCTGCGTCGCCGCCGGTGGTTGACGCGCCTCCGCAACCACTACTGCGAATACCGCCGGATAGGCATGCCCAGGTGGCGAGCGGCCATTGGCGCGTGGAGGACTGCCAATGCCTGATCGCACTTCTGAACCGACCCGGTGCGAGTTTCCGGGGCTTGCCGATCCCGCGGCCCTCCGGACCGAGTATGAGCGGCTGCTGACAGAACAGGGGGTGGCAGTGCTTCATCTTACTGCGGCAGCCACCGAAATCGAGCGGCTGCGCAAGGCGCTGCAATCCGTGCTCGGCGCCGGACGGGATGTCTGATCTCATGCCAATTTAGAGGTGACGCTGGGCCCGTCCGGCCCCGATCGCCAGCCAGGGGGCACCGGATGGCGTTCAAGGATCGCCGCCAGGAGCTCAAGCCACCGCGCCCGCTCGGTCGGCATCTGGTAGTCGCCGCGCTTCCAGGCATAGTACTCGTGAGGGCTGGAGAACCAGCGGACGGCAAGTTGCTTCTCGTTCCACCCGATATGCCAGATGGCACGAAGCGCCTGCTCGGGAGGGTATGGCAGCTGGATGATGACCCTGTCGGGGTCGATGCCCCACGTCTGTGCCACCGCTTCCAGCTGGGTTTGGTCGGCGATGTAGGTCGCCACCAGGGCTTCGAGCCACATCGCGAGGACGGCAGGTATCTCGCGCTTGCCCCGCAAGTATTGCCGGACGGATCCCTCGTCGGTGTGCAGCCGGCCCGCGAGCTCGGCCTTGCTCCAGCCGAGGACGTCGAGTGCCCAGCAGGCTCGTGCAAAAGGGTAAGGGATGGAGAACCCGACTGGTGGATCGGGTATCCGGAATGCGACCACGGACGGGCCAGGGCGGTCCAGCATTTTTTCGCTCCAAACGCGTTCGCTTCCGGGCGCAACGGACTTTCCTGCCCCCGTCGATCGACCCCAAACCCACTCCCCTCGGCGCGCTGAGCGTGAGCGAAGCGTCTTGCTTCTACTGGTTGTGGTTATAGCAAGTCATATGCAAACGGGCCCTTTTGCATATGCACCGCACATGCACTTGCATATGCACTTGCATAGCCTCTTTGCGTGGAAAATCAACGGGTTCGCCAAATAAGGCAATTAAGGCACGTTTGAACGGGCTTTGAACGCGACTTGAAACGCGGTCATTCCGGTCTGTATCGCCCTCGAAAGCCGTTTGAAACCGCCTCGAGATTGGCCGATCACACGTTTCGTAGTTACGACGAGACACGTCAGCATGGTTGCCGCAAGATAATCCGCATCCGACTCGCCAGACGGCCCCAGGTCATGTCGGTCGCGGCGCATGTAATGCCGGCTCCGCAAGGAGACGACTCGGGGGCTGCGGCAGGGTCGCCGAGTCGGCTGGAGTCTCGCTTTGGCACGCGACAAACGTCTCGCGCTCTCGGTTTCGCGGTGTGCGAACGCCGTGCGATGGTCGGCAAGACTATACGACGTAGTAACGTCCCCCGTTTAGTATTTCAAGGCAGTACATTCGGGTG